ATATCTAAGATGCTGACGCCTTCATCATGTATATCAGCAAAAAAAAGCAGGATGTCATTGGCAACCTCATGTGCCACTTCCTGATCTACCTTGCTCATATCCACTCTAATTTCTGGCATATTCAGGATTGTAGTCCATTTTGTTTAGCAATGGTATCAAGAATTGATAACCCAAACTCTGACGTTGGATCGAACCACCACAATGGTCTTTGACTGTGGTCTTTGTTCTCAGGTTTGCGAATGATGCTATGAACACCAGTTGGTTCGTTTCGCACTCTCGCTATTGCCCCGATGCAAGCGTTCTTTGTCATTCCAACAATAGTAGCGGCTTTAGTGTGCGTCATGCTCATGTTCTCCACGAGGTGCAGCGCCATTAAGATTTGTTCGTCCTTGTGACGGTCTAGCGTTCCATACATTGGATTTCTCCTGCGATTGCAAGATACCCAGCGGCGTCCACATAGCTATCAACGTGATCTGGGTTGCCTTTGATGCGAGCGATTTTAAACAGCACCATCATCATGGCAACATCAAGACCATTAAAAACGCACCTGTCGCGCCCATCCATCCACCATGACCAGAGGTCTGACACGTTGTCAAAGTTGTCTTCCGCATCCCCATGCGTGGCATCGCGGTCCTTGGTAATGTATTGACTTGCGGTCTGTAAGATTTGTTCTCGGTTCATTTGATGTTCTCCTTGTAGCGAATGGCCGCTGCCTTTATTCGCAAGATTGTTGCTGGGTTAGTAGAGTCAATTACCCGCTTGAAGTGCGATGAACTGAAGCCAAGCGCTCTTGCCGCTGAGGCCATTGTGGAGAAATGCACCCCCTCGATAGTGACGGGTCTCTTTTTTGTTGTGCCTAGACCTACCATGTCCATGCGCCCACGGGCCAGTGCTGAATAGATTGCTTCTTCTGTTACATCCATCGCTGCCGCAGCTGCGCGGACTGTAGGAAACCTTTGGCCCCGAATTTCTACAATCATCAAGACAAATCCTTTGGGCGTGGCATAGGCCGTGGGCTGACGATGATCTGATCCGTGTAGATGCAGCGCATCATAGTGTATTCCATATCATGGGCTTTAGCCAAGGCTAGGGCTTCGTCCATCAGGTCGCCGCAATCCATGTCGGCTGGTAGTTTGTAGCCAGACTGTGATCCGTCGATCCATGTGATCAGTAATATGGCAAGTAGTTTCATTTGTTCCCCTCCAGTTCAGCCAGCGCATCATCGCGCTTGATCAGGTCAGTCATTTCGTTTCTCCCATAAGGTTTTGATTTTTGCTTTGAGTGCATTGCGTTGGTTCTCGCGCCAAGTTGCAATGAAATCCCGTCTTGCCTCAACTGTCCTCAGTTCCATCGCGTATCGTGCAGCGCTGTCTAACAATTCCTCATTACACGCTGCATTGTATGCTTCTTTGCTGTCTCTGCTTGGCAAGTAGACCTCGCCCATTCCCACTGGATCACCCACCTGCCAGACCCTCACAATTTGATTGGTTTACGGGCAATGTAGGCAAACTTTCCAGCACCTAGTTTGCGCTGGTAAAGAATGCATTTTCCTTCCTTGTAAAGTTGCAGCGCATCAGCTTTATGCTTGCCAGAAGCGTATTCCCCAATGTGATATACCACCTCGTCACCACGTTGCATTGAATCCAGTATGGTGTGCAAAACGCCACGCTGGTCTTTAACGATGTTGTATTCCATGCGCTCGCTCAAAATGGAATCTCATCATCTAGATCAGAACGGCTGTTGATCTGCGGTTCTTGTTCGTTGCGTTCCTTTGTGCCGCCCATAAACGTCAGGTCTTGCACCGAGAGTGTTAAGCGGCCCTTGCCTTCGTAAACATCCACGTTAGGGCGTCCAGACACCACCAGCTTTGTGCCTTTGACGATGTGGCTGCTTAGGCTGTCAGCCCGCTTGCCCCAGATGCTGCATTGCACCCAAGTGCTATCGCGCTTGTTTCCGTTCTTATCCTTGCCGTTGTCGACGGCGATGGAAAAACCCAGCACAGGATCACCGCCTTGCGTGTTTCGCAACACAGCGTCCTTGCCCACGTTTCCTGCGATTGTCATTGTTAGCATTTTGCGTTTCCTTGTTGAGTTAGTGTGTAGCGTGAAACTCTTCTTGTTCGTCAGCAGTGCAAGCGACCCCGCTTTCGATGTCCCACCAAATGTCGCCACCGCGATCAGCCACAAAGTCAATCAAACCTTGTGTGCAGGGGTAAACTTTGTACATCCCAGAAGTGAAAACCTCATCTTGGTCGCGTTCTTCCCCGTTCAGACCAATCCAAGGCCCAACATCGCGGACAAGGTTTGTCCAAGCCTCATCCACGCTTGGCGCAACGCTTTGGATGATGTTGTTGTTGCAAACAATGATGTAACCAGCGCTTTTCATTTTAGTTCTCTCCGCTTATCAAGTTTTTCATATGTCGCGCACCAGTGATAAAGGCGTCGATAGCCTCATAGGTTTGCCTAGCAGTTCCGCGTAAGGTTAGATCACGTTGCCCACCCTGCGACCCTACCATTTGGCACAGTCGAGAACCCTGTCCGTTGATGTCTAGAACGAATGTTCCTACATTAACTGTATGGCGCCCATCTTCCCCTTTTGGCCCATAGGGTTCTGGTTCATAACCAAACAAGTCATTCAGTGTTTCCACTTTGCTGTCGAGGTGCTTAATGGTAATGCGGTTTGTCATGTTGGTTCTTCCCTTGGTTGATATGATTACAGTTAAGCGAAATGTTCGCCAGTTTCTTCGCCCCATTGGCTGCGATGTGCCAGCATTTGCCCTGATGCGTTGTATGATCTGCCGCAGTCGCAATCATTTGACCAACTGTCAAAAAGTGTAAATTCTTGGCTACAATCGCAGCGAATAACTTTAAACGTGCGTAAGCGTCCACTCCAGACTTCCTGAACTGTGCCGATTGTGCGTGTCATTTCAGTCTCTCCCATTTTGATAGATGAAAACCAGCCCCGCAGGGCTGGTCACCTTTGTGTCAGGCTGCAAGCTTATCAACGTTGATGTTCAGGATCATGGCTTGCGTGTAACCCATCCGCGCAATTTGGTCAGCGTTGTCACGCGCTGCAATTTTTGCAAAAGTGCGGAGCGAGGCTGCATCAGGACGCCCTTGGCTATAACGCTTTCGGTCGCTTGGCATTGCTGCGCGAATGCAGTCTGCCCCATAAACACCAAGACCCAAAAGCTGAATGCCAACCTTAAGTGCGCGGCCACAGCAATCGCAATTTGCTTCAAACTCAGCTCCGATGATTTTTGTTTGCATGGTCATTTTGTTCTTCCTTTTGTTAGGGGTGGTGGGGGCCGAAGCCCCCAATTTTAGAAGTTGTAGTCGTAAAACTTGCGCGGCTCAGAAGCGGCACGATGCTTGCCATAAGCCGACCAGAAATAACCATCGACCCTCAGGCGGGCTTTGATTGCAGGATTGGCTTCGTTGGGCACGATGGACCAACGCTGGTCATCTTGGTTGGAGCAGTTAGCAGTAAAGCCACCAGCTACAAAATTTGGCATCCAGTTTGGGTGGCGATGTGCATCCATTTCGCGGATAATGATCTGCTTGCCTGACGGGCTCACAGATAAGATTTCGAAGGGCTGAACATCGGTGTAGCCGATTAGGTTTGCATAGCCAGTGGGTAGTGTGCAGGTCATGGTCATCTGGTTCTTCCTTTGTTGTTGTGCGGTTCTTGTGAGTTCACTCTACAACCAGAAAAAAATGCGTTACAGCGTTTTTTTGCGCTTAGCGCAACTATTTTCACTCCATGCGCTTCACCCCAAACCCAACATCCCGCATGATTTCCGCAGCGCGATCTGCCGTCAGGCGTTCACGCGGTTCTTCCTTATGCTCTATTCCACGCTGCTTCATTTCCAGCACCTTACAGGCCGATGCCACGCCATCCATCTCAATCCTACACCGAGCCACGATGTCGCCCTCTAGCGGGCGTTTTCGGCGGTCTGCGTTGGCATCAGACTTCCACCAGCGCACAGCCCTTTCGATAGCCCACTGTGGAAACTCACGCAGGGCGTTAAACCAATCTTCTGCTTCCATCTTACGAACAGCTTGTGGAATGTCTTTTTCGTAATATGGGCTCAGGAGTGCAGCCACCCTAGCAAGCATCCACACCCCATCCGCTGGAGTCATTAACGTCTGCTGGATCCGCTTTACTGTTTCTTTTTCTGGCAACGATGTCTGCTGCAGCTGAGGCAAACGCCGCAGCCATGCCAGACCCTTGTCCACCTTTTCCTCTGTCAGAGGTTCTATATTTCCGCGCATTGCCAAGCCATGTCCGCCAGGCGGCGTCCCAATCGCGGTATCGATTTTGCTTAGAGCGGTGGTAGTTTCTAAATCGGTCTGCTTCATCTTCGATCTCCTGTGCTGTGAAACCGCGATCTATCGCGTCTTGAACATTCTTGTCGCTTGGTATCCACCCCTCTGGCAGATCTATTTCAGGCTTGCGTTGCTTCTGCGCCTTCGCGCCTCTTAACTCTTCTGGTTCATTTACATGGTTATTATTTACAGGGTTAAGGGTAGGAAAAATTTGCACGGGGGGGGTGGAAATATTTTCCGAGGGGGTAGGAAATATTTTCCTACCATCATCTCCAGTTCGCATCTTCAAATGGTAGCTGTTGGATGTCTGCGAACCGTTGTCACGGGTGCGCTTCACCACAGAGATCAAGCCAGCTTCGGCCAGTTGATCCAAATGCAGCCTGACGCTTCGATCCGTCATCTCGCACAATTCCGCCAGCCGTTTGTGGCTTGGAAAGCATTCGCCTGTGCTTTGGTTGTAGTGATCCGCCAGCCAATAAAGCACGATCTTGACGGCTGGTTTCAGCCCCGTCTGCTTCATTGCTAACGCCGTCATGTAGTGGCTCATGGGTGATCCCCACACTGAAATGTAGCAATAACCAAAACTGGTGAAATATCAAAGATTTCATATTCCACATTATCTGGCGCAAACTTTTCATGAAAGTATTTTTCAATGTCCAGCGCTTTTCTCCGGCTGAGACCAGTCAAAAGCGCAATCGGATAACACTGCACACCATGCTGCTTTTGCAGGCTTGATAGCCTATCACCTAACCGCGATGTAAAGCCAATCTTGACACCAATCGGTGTCTGGACAGCATACACGCAGTTTTCCGAATATCTCATTTTCATCTTGGCACTCCTTTATGTTGTGGAGTTGCCAATCGTGATGTAGAACCACGATCAGCGCATCCATGCTGCGCTTGCCGATCTCAGCGGACTTCTCCCCCGCTGCGGCTTACTTAGGGCTGGTCGAGCGTTCGAGCGCTCCCAGCCCATTTTTTTCTTACACCTCATCCAGCATCAAATAAAGCGTTTTCTACGTAACTCGAAGATTTAAGCCCATGGCGATGGCGACTGCATATCTGACCTCAAAGTCGCGCGTCCACATCCCCTTGGCATCCTCCAGCACCTCTATGTTATCCTCGACATAGGCAAAGTCCACTGTCAGTCTCATCTTGCGCCCTGTGCGTGTGTACATAGGTCTGTACTGACCGATCAGGTTGATTTTGACCTGTCGACGTAGGTTAGTGATTTCCCCAGCCCGTTCCAGCAGCTGCAGTTCCATGTAGCGCTGCGCTTCCTTCTTGCTGTCGAAGGTGATCTCACCAACCTGTGTTTTCTTAGCGCCATACTTGTTGCGAGTCTTACGGGCGAAACTAGGTTGTATTTTCATGCCATCCATCCGCTGAAACGATTTGGCGGGTGGCGAACTCCACCAGCTTGCGCGACAGCCTATCTGGCACAACAACGCCAGACAACCATCTTGATAGTTGGCTATTTGTCACGCCAATATAGGCTGCAAACTCTTTTTTCTTCATGCCTTCAGCCTTGATGTGCTGGGCTAGTGCGATGCGTGATGATGTTTTTTCCATACGCTTATCATGCACATTCTTGCGCCACATGCAAATATGTGTTTACAACGACAAACAAGCGCGTTACAAGAAATTTGCAAGGACAGGAGAAAAAGTCATGCAAGCATACTACAAAGGGGAAGAAATCAAGGTTCGTTTTATCGCAGACAGTGTTCGCACAGACTTCGGTGTACCGAACTCGCCTGTCTGGGAAGAAGTAGACATGAACACTGTCGAAGTTGCTGAACTGCACATCTTAGATATGCCGTTCAACGTCAAAGAACTGCCTAAAGCGTTGCAGGACGCCATCCTGTCTTTATGGAATGAAGTGGAGTTTTATTAATGCGTGAGTGGATCGAAGATGCAGTTGGGGCTGTGATGCTTTTTGGGATTGGCTACGGCCTGTTCTTCTTGGGCTATGGGATGGGGTTTTGATATGACCGAACATAAAAACATCTACATGGCTTTGTGCGCCGCACAGGCTGGCATGGGCAAGGTCGTTAAAGGCGCGACCAACCCAGCGTTTAAAAGCAAGTATGCGGATCTGGCTGATGTGATTTCGGTTGCTATGCCTGTGTTGACCGAGCAAGGCATCACGATGTTCCAGCCAGTAGTGCGTGACGAACACGGATTAGCAATGCGCACGATGCTTGTTCATGGCGCTAGCGAAACCAGCATCTCCTGCGATGTGCCGCTAATCATCAACAAGCAGGACATGCAGGGCTTGAAATCGGCCACGACCTATGCCAAGCGGATCGGCCTTGAGAGCCTTACAGGCATTGCGCCGGAAGATGATGATGGCAATGCTGCTGCGAAAGCCGCGCCCAAGGCCGAGGCGGTCCGCCTGATCGGCGCAGAACAGTTCCAAGAGATCAACGAACTGATCTTTGACACCGAAACAGACGAAGTAAAGTTCTGCACTTACTGGAAGGTGAAGACGCTCGAAGACCTGACCGAGAAGCAGGGCGTCGATGCAGTGGCAATGCTCAAGAAAAAAGCAGCACAACAGGGGATGGAAAATGGAACAGCGCAGTGAAGAATGGTTCGCAGCGCGGTTGGGGTGTGTCACAGCATCCCGCACCGCCGATGTGATGGCCAAAACAAAGTCTGGCTATGCGGCCAGCCGGGCTAACTACATGGCCCAGCTTATCACCGAGCGGCTTACGCAAACCTCTGTCAAAGGCTTCACCAGCGCGGCCATGCAGCATGGCACAGATACCGAACCACAGGCCCGCATGGCCTATGAACTGATGACGGGTGAAACGGTTGCGGAGACAGGATTCATCCCGCATCCGACCATCTTAGGCTTCGGCGCATCACCTGACGGGCTGGTGGGATCGGATGGGCTGATCGAAATCAAATGCCCAAACTCTGCTACCCACATTGAGACACTTTTGGCTGGAAAGGTTCCGTCAAAATACATGATCCAAATGCAAGTGCAGATGATCTGCTGCGGGCGGGAATGGTGCGATTTCGTCAGCTTTGATCCTCGCATGCCA